ATATCCTTTGGGGCTTTCGCTGCATCCTTATACCCTCTTGGTGTTGGTGCGTACGATTTAGGTATCTTATTTACTTCATCGTAGTTTTGGATATTTTTTTTCATAGTCTTGGATTTAAGTCTATATAAAACTTCCTCCCATACATGACCACAAGAAACACCACCTTTGAATCTAAATAAATCGTATGCTTTACCTTTATGTCCAAAAGACTTATTAACACCTGCGTTACTTGCCTTGTCAATATCTTCTATGCGGTACACTACGTTTCTATTGCTTCTGCTCATCATAATACGACAAAACTGTCTTGACTTGCCTGATCCGTATTTTTGTGCGTATCTATATCTTACTTTATAAAGGGATTTGTCTAAGTAACTAAAACCACTTTTTTTAGAATCTATTGATTTTTTCTCTAACTGTTGTTCTTTGCTTTCAATGTGCTTAACAGCCCAATCCTCAATGTTTTCGTTTTCATCGTTTTGCTCTCTAACATCTACTGCCTCCCAACGATTAGACATTGTTTCGCCTCTTAACTCGTCAAGTATTACGTCAAAATCTTCATCAGATAAATCCTCTTTAGACATTTTTACACCTGTTTCCTCTTCTCGTGTTTCTGAATCCTCTACATTGTCAAGGTCAGTAAACTCTAAAGGTTGTAATGTCTTAAAATATAAATTAAGTGATATGTTATTATATGCAAGAATTTGGTCAAAGCTCTCAATAAGCAATCTTTGGAACGGACGAATTACAGTATTATCCATAAGGATAGTAGCTGTTTTAAGCTCGTCTGCGTTATTACCAAGCCCTGTGTTATCTTTGATACCTAAAAGCATAGGACTTACTACCCTGTGAGATACAAGTATCTTACGTGAGCTTTCATCACTTAAAAACTGATATTGATTATGCGCATCACTTAGTTGAATAGGCTGTATGTCCGCAGCAGTTTCAGCGTTATCGTTAAATGCTAAGATAAACTTACCTGCATTACTTGAACCGCTAAACTTCTCGTATATACGTCTCTCAATTAGTTCTCTTTGCTCAGGATCAGGAGTGCCATTGTTAAAGTTAATTAACATAGATGGGGCTAACCCATTCATTATATTATTTAAGTGGTAGTTGCTTATCTCTTCCTCTAACTCCGCATACTGCGTACCCCCTTGATAATCCACAGGCGAATAATACTTAAACCCTGCACGATAAGGTTTGACGTACATAATCTCTAATCCCTCTTTAGAAGTTCCAAAGGCAGGAATACGTTTTATATCATCGCTCTTTTTGTATTTAGCCCAATCGTAGTGATAAAAGTACGCTTCGATTTCGCCTTTATCGTTGCATTTTTCAGCACGTAGTGTTTCAACAGGGATATGTTCAAGACTTACAATTTTGCTTCTATCCTTAGAGTAGATAACTTGTAAAGCACATTGACCCATAAGTTTCAAATCATACACTACTTTACGAACACAGTCAGCGTTAAATAAGGACACCATCTGTGCGTATTGGTCAGGTTTTTTACTACTGTTGGTAGCATCTAAGCCTTTTCCATAAATCATCTCACTAACACCATTTATAATAGCGTTATTTGTAGGGCTACCATTGTACCTGTCTATAAGATATTGAAAGTAGTTGTTATCCTCCCCATAGCTTACAAACTCCTGATTCCGTACCTCTTTTACCGCAGGGCTTGTGTAGGTGCTTAAACTAACTATTCTTAAATCGTTTTTCATAATATAATATAATCGTTATCGTAGGTTGTTTCTGTTGTGTATTCCCCTTGATTAACTGAGTAATAATTATTCGTGTCTTGGTCAACTGTTTGGTCTGTGCAAAACACTTTGTCTTTATATATAACGCTTGTCCCCTCTTTTATTGTTAAATCATAAAACCTACCCTCTGTAAGTGATAATGATTCGCTTATAACTAAGTGGTCTTTATCAGTAGTTGCAGATGTAGTATAGGTAACAGATGTGTTTGTACTATCGTCTCTAAACACCATACTTACACTCGTTGCATAAGAACGTGGAATAACCTTAATGGTTTGTGCATCCGTTGATGTGGTTAGTTTTATCATAGTATAATAAACTCGTTATCTGCTGAGTGCGTTACATATTGGTTTTTGTTCATCTCGTAGTATTCGTTTGTACTTTGATCTACTGTTTGATTTGTACAAAACATCATACCTTTAAATAACTTGCCTATTGTGTCCTGTATTACAAATGAATAATAAGTATCCTCTGATAAGCTGTATTTGTTGTTTATCCTAAGATATGTTTGACCCTCTGAAAACGTCAATGTACTACCACTCCACTCTATTTCTGAATCGCTAAAAGTAGCTTCGTATGTATCCCAATACTGATCTGATGTGTATTGTGTAACCACGTTTGTTGATTCGTTCCTAACAAACAAAGACATAACCCCTGATACGCTTCTGCGTGGTATTACATCTATGCTTTGAGAATCTGCCGATGTAGTTAGAATTTGCATACACTTATATAACGTATAAATTATAAATTTTGTGTAATAAAAAAGGGGGCTTTTATACCCCCTAATTATAACTAAACCAAACTTAATGAAAATTCTTTGATAATATACAAAAAATTATGGTGTTGGGTTAATTGGCGATGAAGCATCATCAGTAGGTTGGTCACAGAAAAATGGTGGTGCTGTTTCTTGTGCTGTTAGCGTGAGAGTAAATCCTGATAGGTCTCCCATTGCTGCACCTGTTACAACTGTACCACCTGTAACCTCAGAACCATGATCCTTACCCATCAAAAAGTGATTACCATTGTAATCTTCAATCACGATCTGTGGTCGTCCATGTGATAAGAGCTTAATTTGCTCCTGTGTAGCTACATCTAAAAACGTAAATGTAACATTAAGGGTTGACTCATAGAATGTACTGCCATTCTCTCTACTCGAATTTATACTTGTTTCGAGTGATGAGTTACCCTTGATTTCATATTTGTAGAAAGATACTGTTTCATCTAAAGCAATAGTACCTGAGCTGTCTGTTAAGGCAGCAGTAGTACTTGTGTAAGGCGCAAAGTAAATACTCTTTAATCCACCTACACCACTCTTACATGGTAACGCTCTTCCATTTGTTACTGAACAAGGCATAAGATTTTGTTTTTAAATTAAAAAAGGGCAGGTAGGCACTTAATTGGCTTACCCACCCTAATTTGTTAGTTAATTATCTACTATGTGTAAAGAACGATATCAGAACCGACACCTGTTTGTACACCTGCTGTATAGCGCATTACTACACGAACATTTTGCGAACCATCAAGGTCAGCCATGTCAATAACTTTAACTTCATTGCGGTCATCAAGCAATCCTGTTCCAAAGAATAGGTTCGACTTCTGAGCAGCAACCGCTACGTTATCTCCAAGTCCACCTGTTGGGAATAATGAGATACCCTGAAAGTTCATTTCAGTTTGTCCTACGTGGAATAACTCTCTATAACCCAAAGCAGCCTGCGCACCAATATATGCTTTAGCGATGTTTTGTGATACATAGATAGTTAAATCTTCTTTTCCGTAAACTCCACTTGGGATAGCATCTACGATTTTTTGAAGCTCAGCGATTACGTTTGAAGTATCAACAGTAGTACCTACTACATCAACAACAGTTGCATCAGCAGCTAATAGAGTTTCAAAGCCATCAAACGATCCCTCTCCTGCACTACCACTCCAAATAGAAGTTTCAGTTGCTTTAGCAACCTCAGCAGCTACACGTGCGATAACGAAATCAGAGAATAATGGGGGAAGCTCATCAAAGGCGCTAAAACCCATTTGGGCTGCCTCCCAATCCGAGTGCAGCTCCTTCTTACAAAGGCTCAAATTTACTTGTAACTCAGTGGGACTCAGTACTTTCTCAGTTAGAGTTAGTGTAGATGTAGATGAATCAAAGTCGCAATCAGCAGAGCGTACAAGATTTCCGAACGCACCCACTTTCATAGCGGCTTTGTACTTAACATTAGGTAGAATTGTTACCCCACCTTTGTCAAGTGTGTCAGCACTTAATAGAGCAGCTCCGAGATATTTACCTGCAAATTCCCCTGCATAGCTACTTCCTGTAATAGTTGGATTTGGCATTTTTTAGATTTTAATTATTAATAATTTTATTCATTACTTTGTCAAAAGTACTTTGCTTTCTGTTTTGCGAATACTTTAGATTTACTTTTTGTTTTGGCTCAGGGTTATGAGTGATAGGTTCAGATGCAGGTGTTTCGGATAGTTCCTCTTTCACTTGTTCCTCTACTTCGCTCATCTCCTCTTTCTTGTCAATCATTGCTTTAATTTCCTCGAGCATTGATTTAACTTCTGCTAACTCTTCTTTAGTTGCATATTCAGCTTCCACTTCTTCGATTTCCTCAGTTGCTTCTACTTCTTCTTCTTCCTCTTTAGCTTCTTCTGATTTGATTTCGCCAATAACACCTTCTTCACTAACAACAAGGATTTGACCATCTTCCATTAGGTACTCCCCAACAGGTACAGCCACTTTCTCATCATCAGATACAATAAAGACCTCATTGCCTGATTCAAACGCTTCCGCTTCAAGGACAGTACCATTGTCAAGTTTAGCTTGTGCCAACTTAACCTCTTGGGTTTGCTCAATATCATTTACGATATCAGCAGTATCTTCCCCAAGATAGGTTTTGATTTTACTTAGAATTTCTGTCGCTTTCATATATTTATATAACGTATTTAAAAATTAATTTGTATTTTGGGTTATACTTTCCCAATACCTTGACCCCTTAATGAGCCATCACAACACTTAATAGAATACGTGTTATCCTCGCATAAGCAAGCACGTCTTGAACCCTTTGGGCTTGTTCTTGATGGTGTGATAAATCGTTTAATTTGCTTAATCATTTGCCTTGACCTCTGTATTTTTTCTTATATAGCTTTGAACCTTTAATGCTGCTCATTTTGGTTTTAGCGTGTACACCCTTTCTGCGTACCTTTGGCTTTGTTACTTTTGTGTAGTCTATACGTTTAGCCATCTATCTTTATGCAATTAGGTACTTTTTGTCCGTTTTTTGTTTTCATACCATATTGTACAAAACCCTTTGCACATGGCTTTTTAAGATCGTGCTGTTCGCATGGCATATACCATACCTTACCCTCGTATTCGTGTTCGTGGTAAGATTCACAACCAATATCTTTTGCTGCTGCTATTGCTAATTCTTTTGTAGAAAATGCAAGTCTATCGTCTATGATAGCCATCTCGTCATTAATAACCTGAGAAGCTAAATCTAATTCACCTAATTCTTTTAACTTGCTTTCAGCCCAACGCTTACCTGCTTTACCACCCCATAGAAGATATGAGATAGTACCACACGCTTTAGTGTCGCTTTCGTTGTAGTATTCCTCTGCTCTGCTTAGATAGGAGTACATACGTTTAATAGTTTCTTTTGAAATG